TGTAACATACTACGTCAATGTACACAATATGACTGGGGTTGTAATATTCCTGGATTTCCTATTGGCGTTGATCAGGATATAGGTGATGACTACAGTTTTGGCGGATTCGAAGAAACTTACGCAGCTAGAGACAATAAATTGGCCCGTTTATAAATTAGGAGAAAATGAACCTCAAATAAAAGAAGGGGTCATTTTCTACCTAAGTGAAATACTAGATAATGAAGATAATTTAATTAGTGTATATAAATTAGTAGACGATAAAAATATTGATAAAAGTACTATTGGATTGAGACGATTACAATTACCCCAAGATAAGTTATTTAAAATATCAACAGCTATTTATATGCTACAAGACTTAATTAAATTAGCAAAGCCAACTAGTTGGTTTATAGATACAGCAGGAAAAGTATTTCAGTACAAAAAATCTACGCGCGCCAAGCTGAAAACGCACACAATTAAACAAGTTTTGCCTGTAAATGGAATAGGGTGTGTACTAGAAATAGAAGGTCTGTCAGAAAGATTTAAATCTCTAAGTATTCCTAATAATCAACCATATGCAGTTATGTTATACTACAATGGAAAAGTATTGCTTTATGGATTATCTGCCACAAAAGTTGATAGTAGTTGGAGATTAGTATGAAAGCGATTATTTCTAATAGAATTTATATGGATAATCCTGGAGGAGTCAAAGCAAAATTTATAGCAAATGCTGTTACATATAAACTTGCAAAAAATACTGGCTCTAAAAAATTTAATACTGTTGAAACAATAAGAAACTATAGATTAATTAATAATATTATTACAGTGCCTCAAGGCAGACTAGACTTAATTCCAGAAGAATATGAAATAATTGATAAAAGAGTATATAATCCAGTACCTTTTCCAAAACCTAAATTTGAGTTACGTCCTGAGCAAAAAGAAATCTATGATCAAGCTACAGATACTTGTTTTATTAATGCCTTAGTAGGTTGGGGTAAAACATTTACAGCTTTACATATAGCGCATAAATGGGGACAAAAAACACTTATAGTTACACATACTACTGCACTTAGAGATCAATGGTGTGATGAAATACGTGTTTTATTTGGTATGGAACCAGGCATTATAGGTAGTGGATTATATGATGTAGAAGATCACTTTATAGTCGTAGGTAATGTACAAAGTATAGTTAAATACTTAGATAAAATTAATAAAGAGTTTGGTACAGTTATTCTTGATGAAGCACATCATTGCCCCGCAACTACTTTTAGTCAAACTATAGATACTTTTCACGCAAGATATAGATTGGCACTTAGTGGTACAATGATTAGAAAAGATGGAAAACATATTCTATTTCAAGATTATTTTGGAGATATAGTATATAAACCAGCACAAAGTAATACATTAAATCCTCAAGTACATATTGTAAAAAGTAATTTAATGTTAAATCCCAAAGCTAATTGGGCAGAAAAAATAAATGAACTTACTCAAAATGACTATTATAGAAGATTTATAGCAGGTTTAGCAGACTATCATATTGCAAATGGTCATAGTGTACTAATTGTAGCAGACAGAGTAGAATTTTTAGAAAAGGTAAAAGAATATGTTGGTGAAACGTGTTTGTTGGTTACTGGCGACACCCCTACAGAAGAAAGACAGCTTGCTAAAGAGCAATTACTCAACAAAACAAAAATGTGTATTGCTGGTAGCAGGCAAATCTTTAGCGAAGGAATTTCAATTAATATCCTCAGCTGTGTAATACTAGCAGTACCAATGAGTAATGATAGCTTACTAGAGCAAATTATTGGCAGAGTAATGCGAGAACATCCAGAAAAACAAAACCCAATTGTAGTAGATATTCAATTTAGTGGATGGTTAGATAAAAAACAAAATAATGACAGGTTAGGATTATACTTAAGAAAAGGTTGGGAAGTTTTAACGGTATAGAATTTTTAACTTGTTTAATAGTTCTATTTATGATATAATATATTATGAATCAAAGAAGAGCCTTTAAGTTTAATCTTTACAAGTTAAGAAACTTGGCTAAAGATAATAGTATAAAAATGGTAGAAATACTAGAGGAATATTACAAAGGATTTAGATACGACCTAAAAGGTACTAATTTTTTAATTAATCCTGGTCAGTTTTTCTTTGATCGTAATACAGATATATTATTTAAAGCGCAGTATATCGAATTAGCGGGGCGTAGAAATTATCAGCAGTATAGAGATTTAGGCCATACATTTTTAGACTTAACGTACTATCCAGACCTAAATATAAATACACTAAAATACAACCCAATACTAACAATAGAAAACAATAAAATTTATTTTAAATACGAGGAATAAATGGCACTAAGTTTTAAACAAACAAAAGGCAAAGCATTATCAAATAAAGTAGAGACTTATGAGTATAAAGATGGTGAAAATACCGTAAGACTAGTAGGAGGTATCTTACCAAGATATATTTATTGGTTAAAAGGTACTAACAATAAAGATATTCCTGTGGAATGTTTAGCTTTTAGCCGTGATAAAGAAAAATTTGACAATGTAGAAAAAGATCATGTACCTGATTATTTTCCTGATTTGCGGTGCAGTTGGAGCTATTCAATTAACTGTATTGACCCTAAAGATGGTAAAGTCAAAGCATTAAATCTTAAAAAGAAATTATTTGAACAAATCCTTACAGCAGCAGAAGATTTAGGCGATCCAACAGATTATGACACTGGATGGGATGTAGTATTCAAGAAGTCTAAAACTGGTCCGCTAGCATTTAATGTTGAATATACTTTGCAGGTTTTGCGTTGCAAATCAAGAAAGTTAACAGACCAAGAACGTGAGCTTGCAGATAAAGCTCAAAATATTGACGAAAAGTTTCCACGGCCTACACCTGAAGAAGTTAAAGCTCTGCTAGATAAAATTACTACTCAACAAGATGAAGATAGTCTTGATGACTCAGACGAAGAAGCTATTAAAGAATTAGGTTAATCAAAGGCCCAGTAATGAAAGTTACTGGGCTTTTTCATCTCAGGAAAAATAATGAAAGTACTATTTACAGCTGATATACATATAAAATTGGGTCAAAAAAATGTTCCTGTTGATTGGGCTAAAAATAGATATGAGCTTCTATGGACGCAGTTACAAGAAATACAAAATAAAGCAGACGTGTTTATTATAGGCGGTGATGTATTTGATAAACTGCCTAGTATGGATGAATTAGAAATTTATTTTGACCTAATAAGTCATTGCAAGATTCCTACGATTATTTATAGCGGAAATCATGAAGCAGTAAAAAAGTCTACTACTTTTATGACAAATTTAGCTAAAGCTACTAACTTAATGAGTAGTAAGCGGAATGTTATTGTTGTAGACGATTACTATAGTGATTACGGTATAGAATTTGTTCCATACAACAAATTAAAAGATTTTGAACAAAATAATCCGTGGCCAGAGGGTGGCAGAGTACTATGTACTCATGTTCGTGGAGAGATTCCTCCACATGTTACACCAGAAGTAAATTTAGATATATTTAAATCATGGACTGTAGTACTAGCCGGAGATTTACATAGTTATGAAAATTGTCAGCGTAATATCTTGTATCCTGGTAGCCCTATCACCACTAGTTTTCATAGAGATGTTGTTCAGACTGGGGTTATTCTCCTAGATACTGAAACATTAGAACATGAGTGGGTTAAACTAGAATTACCGCAACTAATAAGAAAAACTGTTGGAGCTAGCGACCCTAAACCGTCAACTACTTATCATCACACAATTTATCAAGTTGAGGGTGACTTACAAGAATTAGGCGGATTAGAAGATAGCGACTTAATAGATAAAAAAGTAATAAAACGTAGTAGTGATGTACAATTAATGCTAGATAATGAAATGAGTCTAGTAGAAGAAGTAAAAGAATATTTACAGTATATTTTAGAACTACCTCAAGAAACTATTGACAAAGCTGTACTAGAAGTACAAAATCAATTGGATAAGATAGAAAATGATTAAAACTGACTATCATCCAAATTTTTACTATGTTGCTAGAATACTTGCTGAACGTAGGCATGGCTCACAAGAAAGCTGGCAACTAGAGTTTGATAATGCAGTAGAAATGATATTGCTTATAGAGCAATTAGGTTTTTTAAATAAGCGAAAATTCTGGAAGATGGACATAGCATAAATGTACTATATAGTCTTAGTAATACTTATTTGTGGCTTGATAAGCTGGATAAGTTCACAGACCCAACTAACTCCTGAAGTTAGAAAAAATCTTCCTCCAGAAGAAATTGAATTAATACACGAAGAACTACAAGTAAGAAAATACTGGGGACTATTACTAATAATAATTGCTATGTTTCCTATTATGATATATTTGGTACTTGGATAAAAGATGATAACAATTAAAGAACTAAGGTGGAGTAATTGCTTTAGTTATGGCAGCAATAACACTATAAATTTTGTAAAAGCCCCACTAACGCAACTTGTTGGTAAAAATGGGCACGGTAAAAGTAGTATTGCACTTATACTAGAAGAAATACTCTTTAATAAAAATAGTAAAGGCATCAAGAAAGCAGATATTCTAAATAGATATATCAAAGAAAAATCCTATACTATTGAATTAGATTTAGAACGTGACGGAAATAACTATACTATTAAAACTACACGAGGTACACAACAAACAGTAAAGTTATTAAAGAATAACCGAGATATTAGTGCACACACAGCTACACAAACCTATAAAATTATAGAAAATATTGTAGGTATTGATCATAAAAGTTTTGCACAAATAGTCTATCAGTCAAATGCAATGAGCTTGGAATTTTTAACTAGTGCAGATACTGCACGTAAAAAGTTTCTAATAGAAATTCTAAATCTTAGCAAATATACTCGTGCAAGCGAAGTATTTAAAGAAATAACTCTAGAACTAGGTAAAGAAATTAGTCTTACACAAACGAAAGTAAATACTATTCGTGGCTGGTTAGACAAATACGAAAAAACTGATTTAACTATTCGAGGGTTTCACATAGTAGAAACTCTCGACCCTAAACTAGAGCAACAAGCAGCTGAGCTTAACTTAGAAATTGCTAATGTTGATAAAACTAATCGCAAGATTGTACAAAATAATACCTATAAACAGCAGCTAAATTCAATAGACCTAATATTTCCACCACCTGCTGCAGTAGATGAAAAACATATACGTCAGCTACAGCAAGAACAAACAGAACACTTAAAAACTGTCAAAGATGGTGAACTGTTTATTAAAAAGTTAAAAAACTTAACGGGTACTTGTCCTACTTGCTATAGCTCTATTGATAGTATAAAAACGCAAGAATTAGTAGACACAAAATTAGATGAAGTAGAAACAAGCAGAGCAACAGCTGTTAAATTACTACTTACTCTAGAAGAATTAGAAGCTCAAGACAAAAAATATACGCAAGCTGTAAAAGCCCAACAAGAATTTGAGCGACTACACCTACTAGTAGATAACACACTTCCAAATAAAACAGTAGACAAAAATGAATTACAAAATAATTATGACGAGCTGGTTAGAACTATACAAGAAACTAAACAGCGAATTAAACATGCAGAAGATAAGAATAATCAAATACAATCACACAATAGTAAAGTAGAAACTATACGCCAACAATTACAAGAAATGAGTGAGGAGTTAGAAGAGCATAGTTTTCAACTTCACATAATGAATGAGCGAATGAGCATACTTAATGTGCTTACTAAAACTTTTTCTACTACAGGACTTGTTGCGTATAAGATAGAGTGTTTAGTTAAAGATTTGGAAGCAATTACAAATCAGTACTTAGTAGACCTTAGTGATGGTAGATTTCAAATTTCGTTTAAAGTTAATAGCAGTGATAAACTTAATGTAGTTATTACTGATAATGGTAAAGATATTGATATTAACGCACTAAGTGGTGGTGAAAAGGCCAGAGTAAATGTTGCCACACTACTAGCAATTAGAAAATTGATGCAAACACTATCGAGTAGTCGTATTAATTTGTTAATCCTAGACGAAACTGTAGAAACACTTGATGTTGATGGTAAGGAAAAGTTAGTAGAGGTCCTATTGCGAGAAGAGCACCTTAATACTTTCTTAGTCAGTCATGGCTTTAGCCATCCGCTTTTGGAAAAAGTAAATGTTATCAAACGTAGTAATGTATCTCGCATTGAGGCATGAGTATATGCGTAATAAAAGATTTGAAAAATTGCTAGAGCGTAGACGAAAATCTCGTGAAACTGCTCAACAAAAACTAGAACAATTAGATAGCGAAGATCAGCAGAACCATCACTATATGAATAGTGATGGTTCTATTGATTGGGATCAGCTATCAAAGCACATCAGTGAGGCACTTCGTGGTAGACAGCAGGGCTAAAGGCGCGCGTACCGAAACCTTAGCACGTGATATGCTTCGTAAATATACCGGTTTAGGGTGGGAGCGTGTGCCTGGATCGGGAGCACTAGACGCTAAACATGGTTTAAAGGGTGACCTATACGTACCTAACCATGTTAATAATTACTGCGTTGAAGTAAAAGGATACGCAGACGATCACATAAATAGTGGCTTATTAACACATAAAACTCCTCAAATTATTGAATGGTGGCAACAAGCGCAACGTCAGGCATTTCAAGTTGATAAAATGCCCCTATTAATATTCAAATATGATCGTAGCAAATTATTTGGTGCTACAGCTTTTGTTTGTGATAATATGATGGAAAAACGATGGCTTATGTTTTACTCACCAGACTATGAGTTTTATATGTTCTTACTAGAAGATTGGCTTCAAAATAGCAAAACTAAATTTGTAGATTGACTTTTGTTATCAATAGTGATATAATAATAAATTACACTCTAAAAATGATATGAAAACCTTTAAACAATTTGAAACCAATCAAAAAACACTAATGATAGTTGATGCGCTTAATCTTGCGTTTCGCTATAAGCATAGCGGAGCTAGAGATTTTGCTGAAGACTATGTACGAACAGTAGAAAGCTTAGCTAAAAGTTATCGTGCTCAGCAAGTGATTATTGCTGCAGATCAAGGATCTAGTACTTATCGCAAAGCTATCTATCCCAACTACAAACAAAATCGTAAAGATAAATTTGACCAACAGAGTGAAGCAGAAAAACTAGAATTTGAGCTTTTCTTTGAAGATTTTACTGCAACCTTAGAGCTTTTAGCAGAAAGTTATCCTGTACTTAGATTCCAAGGAGTAGAGGCTGACGATATTGCAGCATATATTGTTAGCAAAAAGCGTAGATTAAAAGTAGATGAAATTTGGTTAATGTCAAGCGATAAAGATTGGGATTTACTAATCAAACCAGGAGTAGGAAGATTTAGTTATGTTACTCGTAAAGAAACTACGTGGGAAAGTTGGTCAGATCAGTACTCATTTGAGCCCGAACAATATATTCATGTTAAGTGTCTTATGGGCGATAGTGGCGATAATGTCCCTGGTGTGCCTGGTATTGGACCTAAACGTGCTCAGCAACTTGTTGAAGAGTATGGTACTACCTGGGATATTATTAACAGTATCCCTATCAGTGGTAAGTACAAGTATATCGAAGCACTTAACCAATCAAAAGAACAATTAGAATTAAATTATCAACTAATGGACTTAGTTACCTATTGTCAGGATGCAATAGGTACTGAAAATTGTAAACAAATTGACGAGATACTAACAAAATGTCTTATAAATCACTAGTAGTAAACGTAGATGAAATAGGCGAAGGGCATGACTATACTGTATTAAGATCATTTAGAGACTATGCCGTTCCTAAAACAATATTTGCAACAGTAGATAGAAGCTATAATAAGGATCCACAAGTAGCCGAACCAGATGTTAGTTCGGCCAAATTACTAGGTTATGC